GCACAAGCGCAAGGGTAGGGGAAGTCCTGGCGATTGGTACTGCACTATGCCTGCTCACGTATGGATAGACTTACTAAGGAGAGCACTTGGAGAAGCCAAGCATTGAAGAGTATCTTCATTACATAGGCGCAGCCGTGCCTTCTATGGGCAGCGGCTGGCGCAAAATGAAGTGTCCATTCCACAACGACAGTCATGCATCAGCAGCAGTTAACTATGATAAGAATGCTTTTATCTGCCACGGATGTGGCGTAAAGGGTGATGTATATTCCCTAATAATGTACAAAGAAGGTGGTGATTATCGTGAGGCTCTCAAGTTTGCAGCGTCAGTTCTTACTACAGGCAACACAGAGGTACGCCAGCAAGATAGAACTCGCAAAGGATTATCTATCAAGCCGTCATCTCTCGGTAGAAGAGGCAAAAACATTTCACTTGGGGGTGGTAGAAGACCCACTTCCAGGACATGAAGCGTACAAAGAACGCCTTGCTATCCCATACATTACACCGTCAGGTGTAGTTGATATTAGATTCCGTGCAATGAGCAATGAAGACCCTAAGTATATGGGATTAGTTGGTGCTAAGACTACTGTGTTTAATACACAGGCTTGCTTCGTAGCAGATAAATATATCTGCGTAACCGAAGGTGAGTTTGATTGTATTATGATGTCAGTCAAAACTATGCACCCAACCATAGGTATTCCAGGTGCTAACAATTGGAAACCACATTACGCTAAGATACTAGATGACTTTGATGTTGTTATAGTTCTTGCTGACGGAGACCCAGCAGGTCTTGAGTTTGGTAAGAAGATTAGTAGAGAACTAGGTAATGTAAATATTATCTCTATGCCAGATGGTGAAGATGTAAACAGCATGATGATAAAGATGGGGAGTGAATGGCTTGACGGACGAATCAAAGAATGCGTTACCCCTGGACAGTAAGTTCTGGGACTATGCTCGTGATAACGGAGCATACATTGGTATCCCTGTATCAGATAAAAAGATGCTTAATATCGTGGGTGCACTTGAAGATATATACATAAGCATTATGGAAGACCCAGACGAAGCAATGGAATGTTTGATTATGTTAGGTGCTATATTTGTAGCCGCTAGTGAGGGTAGAGCCGATGAAATATGGGAAGAGTTTGCAGTACGTGAGTCAATGAAGTCCTTTGACCAAGACCTTAGGGAGATACTAAATGAAAAACCTTGAAGATGCTAAAGGAATTACAATAGAATTACTTACAATTATGTACAAGAAACACCAAGATTATGGTCCAATGAACATAGCAGGAGCACCAGGTGGTGCTATGAATGGACTACGTGTACGTATGTATGACAAGTTGGCACGACTATCCCACCTTGGGGATACCGACACGCCGAACTACGAAAGCATAGAAGATACACTGATTGACCTTGCAAACTATGCCATAATCGGGTTACTAGTCCAACGTGGACAATGGGAAGGTTTACCCAATTCAAATGGCAGCGAAACAAAAACGAGTAGTAGTCCTCAGTGACCTACAAATACCGTATCAAAATAATGCAGTAGTCCAAGCAACACTAGATTTTATTCAGTATTATAAACCAGATGAACTTTGGTGTGTGGGTGATGAACTAGATGCACCCGAACCTAGCCGTTGGAACAAAGGAATGGCAGGGGAATACGCAGAAACGCTACAAGATAGTATTGATTTAACGCACGACACAATGGCTCGTTACCGCAAAGCACTAGGTAACAAGCCATTTTACATTCAACGCAGCAATCATACTGATCGTATTGATACTTACATACGCAAGTATGCACCAGCCTTTATGTCTCTTAAGTCTTTAGAGATTGAAGAACTACTAGGTTATGATAAGTTAAAAATTAATTACTTACATAAAATGCACGAGTTGCTTCCAGGTTGGGTCATGGCACACGGAGATGAAGGCGCACTTAACCGTGCTCCAGGGGCTACCGCATTAAACTTAGCCAAACGTTTAGGCAAGTCAGTAGTATGTGGACACACGCATCGCGTGGGTTTGCAGCATGAAACAACTGGCTTCTATGGTAAGACACATACATTGTATGGTCTTGAAGTTGGACATATGATGGATATAAAACAGGCTAGTTACCTAACATCAGGTAGTGCCAACTGGCAAACAGGTATTGGTATCCTTGTACAAAATGGTACTAAAGTAACACCATTTGCCGTGCCAATTGTTAACGGCGAGGTAATTATTCCGTAATGAATTATATTGATGAGTACAATGATTTGGTACAGACACTTGCCACAGAATATGCAAGACGCTACACAATGGTAGAGCGTGATGACATAGGGCAAGAGTTGTGGGTATGGTTTGTAGGACACCCACGTAAGTTTAAAGAGTGGTCTGAGTTAGAACAAAAAGATCGAGATAAACTTATCGCTAAATCGCTACGTAATGCAGCCCTTAAGTTCTGTGAAAAAGAAAAAGCAAAAAAAATTGGGTACGATATGTCCGATTTATACTACTATGACGTGTCAGTTATAGAGGTTTTTCTCCCCTCGATCATTGGAGAATCCTATGAAATACCCACAAAGATTAAAGACTTGGGTGGCACAGTCAAAACAAGTGAGATTTCAGATGGTAACAATTGGTTATCATTGAGATCAGACATAGCATCAGGTTACTACAAATTATCTGAAGCAAAGCAAAACATATTACGTTTACGATTTAGTATAGAACAACCTGACTGGACATTACTAGCAAAAGATATGGACAGTACACCTGATGGTGCACGTATGAAAGTGCAGCGTGCGATTACTTCTCTTATTAAACATCTAGGTGGATGGCGACCACAAACAGATGAGGACTCTAAAGTTGAATGACTTAAGAGGAGAGCCAGCCTTTGCATGTATATGTGGTTGTCTGATGTTTGAGATTACCGTTATGTGGGATATAGAAACAAGAGAAGTTATGTGGTATGACCTTGCGCAGAAGTGTAAGGATTGCGGAACTATAACAACAGCACCGACACCAATGGATTGGATGGATTGTGACTAATGCCTGCATATGATTTTAAATGTGAAACATGCACTACAGTTATAGAAACAAATGAAAACATAGCAACAATGTGTACCACTTGTAATGGAACTATGACCCGTGTATGGTCTAGCGTAGCCGTTAAGTTTAATGGTTCAGGATTTTATTCAACAGGGGGATAAATGTTTAGACCCAGCAACACACCTAACTGCGAGTCAACAGATACCGAATTGTTCTTTGTGCCAGATGGAAGTGGTACTTACCAAGAAATAAAAGCACTTAAAACTATTTGCAGTAATTGTTTAGTTCAAAAAGAATGTCTTGACTATGCATTAAAGCACGGTGTATCAGGTTACTGGGGTAACACTACTGAAGGTCAACGTAGTAAGTTACGAGAAGTATTTAATATCAAACCAATACCGCTATACTTAACGTACCAATAAAAAAAGACCCCCGCCAGGTAGGTTAAAGTACCTGAGCGGGGGCTTCTATTTTTATAAGTATTACTTCTTGGTAATACCAAACTCTTTTGCTGATGGGTCAAGTGCCTTAAGAACAGGACCTACAAGACCAGCAACAAAGGCTGATGCCAATACTTTAGGGTCGTGAACGCCAGTCATATATAGACCAACAGCCACTGCTGCTGCAGAACGTAGGTATGTTAAAGCAATCTGCTTAATTTTTTCTTGGTTCATGGGGATTCCTTTACTTTAGTTTCATTTTGATTACACGTGCTTTTACTTGTTCAGGTGTTTCTACTATCTCAAAGTGCATATCATCTTTGCGAGTCTTATAGGTATAGCCAGCGCGTAACCCATACTTCTTGCAAAGAATACTTAATACCTTACGTTGTTCAACAGTAAAGGTATTCTCCTTGCCAAGCGGATGCTTGACTGCATTCAGGTCTATTGCAGTACCAGATGAATGGTTAGACAAGTTATCTGTTTGACCACGAACCTGACGATATGCATATGACCAGTCATCAAACTCGCCTTCTTCAAGGGGTTCAACTTTAGTATGAAACTCAGCGGCAAATGCTGCTAATACTGGACCACATATCTCGTTGCACTGTAATCTAATCTTTGTTCCAGCAACAGGAAAATGCTTGATGTTAATTGCTTCTTTATCTTTAGATGCTACCCAACCATTTTGACTGTATTCAATTGTCACTTGTCATCTCCGTTGCGTAATGGATAAGTAACTGCCCATGCAATTAGTGTTCCAGCAATTGCATAGCCAACTACAGTTTTGGCTGAACCATCAAGGACAACCCAAGCAATAAACATGCCTAGTAAAGTCCATAGTTGTTCAACCATATCTCTGATTACTTTCTTCATGGTTTTCTCCTATAGGCTGCTGCTGCTCCTGCCATACTTGCTGCGTTAACCGCAGCCTGTCCAGCAATAACTGATGCGACAATGATCTTTTCTGATTCTTCTCTTTCTTCATCTGACATATCAGCACCGATGCTTGCAATTGCAAGAAGGGCTTGAGTTGGATCAGTAAAGATTGCTTCAATAAGGGCGGCTGGACTCTCAAGTACTACCAATGCAGCAGCAACTTCGGCTGTAATTACAACCTCATTGCCATTCTCATCTTCACGTACTTCAACTGGTGTTTCAGCAGGCAAGTCTTCATAGGTTAAGCCAGCATCTTGAATTGCTTGGGCTGTAACTGGCTCGCCTTGTGCTGCTTCAATGACCGCTTCTGCTATGACTTTTCGTTCTTCTGGTGTAGAATCTTCCGTAGCCACAACTGGTGGTTCAGGTTCTTCAACAGGAGGTTCAGGTGCAAGTTCAGGAGCAAGTTCGGGAATTACGGGAGCAAGAACTTCCTCAGCGGGAGGTTCTTCTGCCTCCACAGGAGGCTCTTCTACAGGTACAGGAGGTTCTTCCTCTTCTACGGGTGCAGGAGGCTCCTCAACAGGAGCAGGTGGCTCTTCTACGGGCACTGGAGGGGCTTCTGGCTCTGGCTCAGGAACAGGTTCAGGCTCTACTTCAGGTTCAGGCTGAGGCTCAGGTTCGGGTTCAGGAGTAGGCAATGGTGAAACAATTTCTGGTGGTGGTGGTACCACTACTGGTTGGGGCTGGATTACTACTACTGGTTCTGGCTGAGGTTCGGTTGGAACGGGTTCAGAAGGAGCAGTTGAAGTCTCGGAAGGAGCAGTAGGTGTCTCCACTATGGTTACTGTTTGGGTTTCTTCTGGGCTGGGTAGTGGCTCAGGTTCAGGAGAGGGCGTTAAAACAGGAGTTGCAGTCTCAACTACAGGAGTCGCAGACTCGCTTGGAGTTGGAGAAAGCGAAGGTTCGGGAGCAGCACTTGGCTCTGGGCTGGGACTTACAGTAGGGGCTGGTGCTATACCGTTATAGTATCTACCAACACCTGTGTAGTTATCACTGATGTAAGTAGTCCATTGACCAATAAATCCACCTTCACAAAACAATCTTGCAATGTCACCCTTACCATCAAAGTAAGTGTTGTCTGCATCCCAACCTGTAACTGCAGTATAAGTTTCACCAACAGGGTTAGCACAGATAATTGTTACATCTCTAGCCATTAACTCTGGTGATACTGCCTCTGCTGTAGGCATAAAGAAAAAAGAAGTTCCTAATACAAGAAACCAAACTGCAAGTAAACGGGGAAGTTTCACTTGTACCTTTCGGGTTAGTTAATCGTCATCCTCATCATCTTCATAAGGAATAAAAGTTGGGTCTTTACTTGGTGTCCAATCAGGTTGCGGATATGGTGCAGTACTCATTAGTTTTTCTCACATAACATTTTATAAATATCATCAACACGAGTTTCAACTCGGTTTAACCTATCAGATACACTGCTGCCACCATTAGGTTTAAGTTCTACTAGATAATGCTTAACCATCCAGCGAATCATAAGTGCAAATGCACCTATTAAGGATGTAATTGATAAAGCAAATGCAGCCCAATCTTGTGGTGTCATAATGTTATACCGTTCTGATAGTTATATTTATAACCCCACCAAAGCCATCAAAGCGCTTATCAGGTGGTGTCATACGAGTGAATGTAACCTGCTGTATTACCGCTTGCTGTGATTCTCCTGTTGTCAGGTCTTGCCAAGTCAGAACATCGCCTGTCTTTTCAATCTCTTCTAGCAGTTTCATACGCTCAAAGGCTCTGCCTTCAAAGCCAACTACAGTATTAAATCTATCGGTTTCTATATCAAAACAGAAAACAGGAAACTGAATTATACGTTGGCGTGGTGTAGCAATAGTTGCTTTAGCCTGATAACCCTTAAAGGTTGGACCAGTAGTAGTATCTGTAGTATCACGATTAAATGTAAACTTATACGCAAGAAACTCTTGCGCTATTTCAGGTTGAGTTGTAGTTACTTCTACTGGGGCTAC